GTCAGGCCTGCGGTACAGCCACATTGCGCACAACCGACAGGCAATACCTAGCGCCTAATGCACCAGAGTTGGACCATATTTTGCCGGTATCCAAGGGTGGATCACATACAAGAACCAATGTTCAATTACTGTGTCGGAGATGTAATTCATTGAAGAAAAATATAATTCCGCCAGGTACTAGGTTGAATAGTAATGCTGTATTTCGAGAAGCTTATCGTTCATTTGATAAACACGGATCGAGTTGTTGGATAATTGCGGGGTGACACTCGAATGACCGGGGCGTAGTCGAAAAGTCGACATCGTTTACTTTCAGGACCGGCCGTTGGCCCTGAAAAATGTCAAGGGGCCTTACCTTGTGCCTGATACGCCGGATTATTGCGGTCGGTCACCAAAATGGGTACCCGCATTGGCACGGCTTGGGGGGCTGTGTGCGTTAAAACGGGCTTGTGCGGTGTCTGGTACCTGAAACGGGAAAATAACGCACCGGCGGGCTCGGCGTGGTCAGCAAGCCACTTTTCCCGTGTCGCGTGTATCAAAACTCAAATCTCTATCTATGGTGTGGTCATGATCGAGGCGGTGATCTATGCGCTGATCTACATCGCGCTCTTGGCGCTGGTCGTTTATCTGGTGCTGTGGGTGACGACCGACGTGCTCGGTCTGCCCTTGCCGCCGAAGGTTGTGACGATCATCTGGGTGATCGTGGCGTTGATCGTGATTTCCGTTGGAGGGCCGCCAGGCCGAACGGGTCAGAAACTGGTGGAAAACCGTCATGCCTGACGACAGGACCCCCAGCGATACGCTGATCCTGGTTAAAAGGGCGGACGGGAACATGGTGCTGCACTTCGGGCCGCCGGCTCTTGTGTGTAGTGGGATTGTTTTACTGCCCGAACGCGCGATGGAGCTCTTGGCGGTGCTACAAGGGACAGAGGCATGAGGGATTTATGGCTCGCCGGCATTGCCGGCGTCCTGTTGTTTCTAATGCTTGTGGTCGGGATAGTCGCCAACGCGCAAGACATCCGCGAGCACGAGCACCTGTCGGTAGCAGGCAAGTTCTATGCTGGATGGCTCATGCCGAACCAGGGCAAGCCACGAATGACCTCCTGCTGCGATAATCGAGATTGCTATCAAACGGCAATCAAGAAGGTTGGGGCATACTGGTATGCCCGTCGTCGGGAGGATGGGCAGTGGATTCTGATCCTGGTGCGGTTGATCTTGGGCCATGGTGGTTTGCGGCTACCGTAGGCGTTGCGTGTGGGTTTGCCCGGGGTGCTCCGGTTGTCGCCGCCCGGGCGAGCGGGAGCGGTGCGCAACAGCCCTCAATCTGCGCATCGCTCTCCCGCCTGTTTCACGGGGAACGTTATGGCTGAATACCTGATCGGGGCGGCCTGGGGCCTGATGGTCATGTCGATGGCAATGGCGCTGGTGACGGTGCTGCGATGAGGCAGAACGGGCGGCCGAGCGCGGCGCGGCTGGCGATCCGCTGCGAGCCGGACCGGCCACAACCTCCGGAAGAATTTTCCGAGGCCGAGGCGCGGGAATGGGTGACCATCGTCGAGGCCTATCCGGCGGACTGGTTCCTCGCCGGCAACCTGCCGATTTTGCGGCAGTATTGCCGCCACATCGTCCGGGCCGGGGAAGTCGGGCAATGGGCTCGAGCGGCCAAGACCGACGAGGATCGGGACCACTGGCTCGGCGAGGAACGCCGGCAGAGCGATCTCATCCACAAACTGGCGCGCTCGATGCGCCTCACACAAGCGGGTATCCGTGCCAAGTACTACGCCGCACCAACCAAGCTCACACCAACCGCTCGACCATGGGATCTCGACGAGGCCGACTCGGCATAGCCCGGGCAATCAGGCGATCGACTGGATCCAACGGTATTGCCGGATTCCGGAAGGCAAGGACGTCGGCAAGCCGGTGATCCTGCGGGTGTGGCAGCAGAACGAAATCCGCAAGATTTACGACAACGAGGCCGGCACCCGCCGGGCGATCGTCTCGTTCGGGCGCAAGAACGCCAAGACCACGCTGGCGGCGTTCCTGCTGCTGCTGCATCTGTGCGGACCGCGGGCGAAGCCGAATTCACAGCTTTACTCGGCAGCGCAATCGCGCGAGCAGGCCGGCATCATCTTCTCGCTGGCGGCGAAGATTATCCGCATGTCGCCGGACCTGCTCGCCACCGTGCAGATCCGCGACACCGCAAAGCAGCTGCTATGTCCGGAGCTCGGCACGGTGTACCGGGCGCTCGCCGCCGAGGCCTCGACCGCCTACGGGCTGTCGCCGGCGTTCCTGGTGCACGACGAGCTCGGCCTCGAGCGCGGCAACCGCTCGCAACTCTACGAGGCGCTCGAGACCGCCACCGGCGCGCAGGAGGATCCGCTCTCGGTGATCATCTCGACGCAGGCGCCGACCGACAGCGACCTGCTGTCCATGCTGATCGACGATGCCGCCGCCGGCAACGATCCGCGGGTGACGCTCTCGCTGTACACCGCGCCGGTCGGCCTCGACCCGTTCGCGCCCGAGACGATCAAGCTGGCCAATCCCGCCTTCGGCGATTTCCTCAATGCACGCGAGGTTCTCGCCATGGCCGAGGACGCCAAGCGCATGCCGGCGCGCGAGGCGGAATTCAGAAATTTGATCCTCAATCAGCGCGTCGAGGCCTCCTCGCCGTTCATCTCGCGCAACGTCTGGTCGGCCTGCGGCAAGCCGATAAAACCGTTCGGCAACGTGCCGGTATACGGCGGCCTCGATCTCTCCGAGACACGCGACCTGACCGCCTTCGTGCTGATCGGCAAGGTGGACAACGTATGGCAGGTGCATCCGACATTCTGGCTGCCGGGCGAGGGCCTGCGCGAGAAGGCGCGGACGGATCGGGTGCCGTGGGATCTCTGGCGCGAGCAGGGTTTCTTGAACGTGGCGCCGGGCAAGTCGGTCGATTACGAATTCGTCGCCGAATACGTGCGCGGCTGTTTCGAGAAATACAACATCCACAAGATCGCATTTGATCGCTGGAATTTCCGCCATCTGCGGCCGTGGCTCGGCAAGGCCGGATTTACCGACGCGCAGATCGAGGCGACGTTCATGGAATTCGGCCAGGGCTACGTGTCGATGTCGCCGGCACTGCGCGACCTCGAGGCCGAGCTCATCAACGAGCGCATGGCGCACGGCAATCATCCGGTGCTGTCGATGTGCGCGGCGAATGCCGTCGTCGACAAGGACGCCAAAGGCAATCGCTGCCTGAACCGGAAGAAATCGCCGGCCCGCATCGACGGCATGATCGCACTGACCATGGCGCTCGGCGCGGCGCCGAGCCTGATCGAGCAGCCGGCGCCGACCTACGGAATGTATTTCGTGGGTTAGATCGTTTTCTGTGATTCCCACGCGCGAATGTAGCGGCGTGCGGCGCGCTCCTCGGCAGTTAGCCGCCGTTGCCGCGCTTTCGGCCGTGGTGGATCCGAATTGATCATTTTTTCGAAGGCAATTTTTGGGATCAGATAGCGCACGCCGATTCTGATCGATGGAATCTCGCCATCACGTATTGCTTTATAAGCCGTGGCCCGGCTGATGCCCAAATGATGGGCGACCTCCCCGACTGTCAGCACCAGGGGATGAGATTGCGACATCAAGCAAATCCCAGACGAGATGAAACCCATGCCGACACCACATCCCGCGACCGAAAGCAAGGACGAATGGATGGACCGTTGCATTCCCGCCGTAATCGATGACGGCGCCGCCGCCGATTCCGAGCAGGCCGTCGCCATATGCTCGAGCATGTGGGAGGACGCCGGCAAGTCAGCCATCGCCGTCGATCGCGCCTACGCTTTGATAAATATCAAATCGGTCGCCGACGAACAGCGCACCATCACCGGCGTTGCCACCACGCCGGAACCGGACCGCCTCGGCGATATCGTCGAGCCGCTCGGCGTGAGTTTCAAGAATCCCTTGCCGCTCCTGTGGCAGCATCGCGCCGCCGAGCCGGTCGGCACCGCCACGTTCGCGAAACCGACGAAAGATGGCATCAGCTTCACCGCCCGGCTGGCGAAGGTCGAGGAGCCGGGCCGGTTGAAAGACCGCATCGACGAGGCCTGGCAGTCGATCAAGGCCGGGCTGGTGCGCGGCGTCTCGATCGGCTTTCGCGCCCGCGAGACGTCGATGATGAAAGACGGCGGCATTCGCTTCATCAAGTCAGAGGTCTTGGAGTTGAGCCTCGTCACCGTGCCGGCCAACGCCTCGACGACCATCGCCACCATCCGTTCACTCGCTGCCATGCCGACCGCGCCAGGTCACAAGGCAAACGGCAGCGCTCACCCGCCCGGCGTCACGGGACCAAGCAAACCACGCACGCCGAAAGGGGCGAAAGCAATGACCATCCTCGAACAGATCGAGGCGTTCGAAAAGCAGCGTAAGGCGAAATTCGAGCGCATGAACGACATGATGCAGAAAGCGGCCGACGCCGGCGAGACACTGGCGCCGGAAGCCAACGACGAATACGACGGCCTCGAGCGCGAGCTCGGCGGCATCGATGCGCACTTGAAGCGGCTGCGCGAGCTCGAGGCCCGCAACGTCGCGCAGGCAACGCCGCTCGAGAACGTCAACACCATGGCGCGGGCGAGCGAGGCCCGCAGCGCCTATCCGGTGATCCGCGTCAAGGCCAACGTGCCGCCCGGCACCGCCTTCGTGCGACGGTTGATCGCCGAGACTCGCAATGTCATGGGATGGGACCGGCGCCATCCAGCCGACATCGCCAAGGCCGAGCCGGGCTGGCACAACACGCCCGAGGTCGAGATGTATCTGCGCGCCGCGGTCGACGCCGGCACGACCACGCACGCAACCTGGGCGGCACCGCTGGTCGAGCCGACCAATCTGACATCGGAGTTCGCCGAGATGCTGCGCATGGCGAGCATCATCGGCCGCATTCCCGGTATTAGGCGGGTCCCGTTCAATATCAAGGTGCCAAGGCAGACGGCCAGCTCGACCGTCAACTGGATCGGCGAGACCCGCGTCAAGCCGGTGTCGGCGCTCGCCTTCGATCAGATCACGCTGACACACACCAAAGTCGCGGGGATCGTCATAATCAGCGAAGAGCTCCTGCGCTTCAGCAACCCGGCAGCCGAGGAAATCATCCGCAACGATCTGCGTGACAAGATCACTGAACTTGTCGATCATGATTTTCTCGATCCGACGCTGGCCGAGCAGACCGGCGTGCGCCCGGCCTCGATCACCAACGGCGTCACCGCCATCAACGCCAGCGGCACCAATGCCGATGCGCTCCGTGCCGATCTCGGCGATCTGCTGGCCGAGTTCCTCGGGGACAACATGGATCTCGGATCGCTGGTGCTGATTATGAAGCAGGATCAGGCGATGCGGATCTCACTCATGGTCAACACGCTCGGCACGCCGGAATTCCCCGGCATGACGCGCGACGGCGGCACGCTGGTCGGCATCCCTGTGATCGCCTCGCAGAACATCGTCGACAGCGGCGGCTCTCCGACCGACGGCTCGCTGATCGTCGCCATCAACGCCCGCGACATCCTGCTCGCCGATGACGGCGCCGTCACCGTCGACGCCAGCCGTGAAGCCTCGGTGCAAATGGACAGTTCACCGGACAGCCCGTCGACCGGTTCCACAAATCTCGTCAGTTTGTGGCAGCACAATCTAGTCGGGCTGCGTGCCGAGCGGATGATCAACTGGAAAAAGCGCAGAAGTACCGCGGTCAATTATATCCAGTTTGCGAAATACGAATAGTTACGCAAACTCGATCTCGCGCACTGTCAACTTGCCGTCGGCGGCCAACCGCAACAGTTTCGCGGCCGCCGGCGGCACGCCGACCTCGCCGGCAATCCAGCGGCGCCCTGAAAATTATTTTCACGATGTTTGCACCTGTGTCGTCAATGCAACAGGAGTTCCAGCGATGCCGCGCATGATCGCGCTCAAACGCATCTATTATCCGAAAGGTACCGGCACCGGTCGCGAGATCGCCGTCGGCGAGGAGTTCGATGCCTTGTCGGACCGCGACGCCGATCGGTTGCTGAAAGTGCGCTATGCCAAACTCGCCGATGATGCGCCGACGGACAAATCGCAGCCGCTTGAGCTCCCGCGACTGTCGGAAGCGAAGTCGGCGGCCGCGAGCAAACCGGCGCCCGATCTGCCGACACCGAGCAAGCGCATGTACCAACGCCGCGACATGGAACCGAAACCCTGATGCGCGTGCTCGGCTACGAAATCACCCTGCGCAAGCAGGCGCCGCCGGGATCGAACATCGTCGGCGACCGCGGCCATTGGTGGTGGCCGATCGTGCGCGAGCCGTTCACCGGCGCCTGGCAGCGTAACGAGGATCTGCGCACCGAAACCATCCTGTCGTACTATGCGGTTTATGCCTGCATCACGCTCATTGCCGGCGACATCTCGAAAATGCGCATCCGGCTGGTCGAGCGGACCGCCGATGGCGTCTGGCACGAGATCGAGGCGCCGGCGTTCTCGCCGGTGCTGCGCAAACCAAATCATTTCCAGAACAGAATAGAATTCTACGAGCAGTGGATGCTCTCCAAACTCATCCACGGCAACACCTACGTACTCAAGGAACGCGACCAGTCGCGCATCGTGCGCCGCCTCTATGTGCTCGATCCGCTGCGGGTGAAAGTGCTCGTCGCGCCCGACGGCAGCGTGTTCTATGAACTCGGCAGCGACCGGCTGCCGCGGCTCGAGTTCGAGCGCACGGTAACCGTGCCGGCATCCGAGATCATCCACGATCGCAATGCCCCGCTATTTCATCCGCTTTGCGGCGTGTCGCCATTGATGGCATCGGGGCTCGCCGCCGCACAAGGATTGAACATCCTCGGGAGCTCGAGCAAGTTTTTCTCGCAGGGTGCCAATCCCGGCGGCATCCTCACCGCACCCGGCGCCATCGGCGACGACACCGCCAGGCGGTTAAAGGACCATTGGGAACAGAACTATACCGGAACGAACGTGGGGCGAATCGCGGTGCTCGGCGACGGCCTCAAATACGAGCAGATGTCGGTCAACGCCGTCGACGCGCAGCTGATCGAGCAGTTGAAAATGTCGGCGCAGACGATCTGCACCGCCTTCCACGTGCCGCCGTACATGATCGGTGTCGAGCCGCCGCCGTCGTGGAACAACGTCGAGGCGCTGTCGCAACAGTATTATTCGCAGTGCCTGCAGAAGTACGTCGAGAAAATCGAGCTCGGCCTCGACGACGGCCTCGGCCTCACCGCGGTCGAGGGCAAGACCTACGGCAGCGAATTCGATACCGACGATCTGTTGCGCATGGACACGGCGACCAAGGTTAAGGCAGTCGGCGATGCCATCCGCGCCGGCTTCCTGGCGCCGAACGAAGGCCGCAAGAAATTCGATCTCGGTCCGGTCGAGGGCGGCGAGAGTCCTTACCTGCAGGAACAGAATTTCTCGCTGGCCGCACTGGCCAAACGCGACGCCGGCGATCCCTTCGCCAAACCGGAACCGGCACCGGCGCCGGCGGATGACGTCGAGCTCGTCGACGATGCCGATGACGAAACCGCGGACGATGCGGATGATGCGGACGCTGCGGAAGGCCGGCAGCGTGCCATCGCCGAGGAATTCTGGAGAGCGATCGCATGACGCCGCGCGACGCCGAGCTGATCACCACGCTCGCCAAACTGGTCAAGGATCACGTCGAAATCGAATTGCGCAAATTGATGGTCCGCCTCGAGGCGCTCGAAACCGTCGACCTGCGCGGCGAGAAAGGCGAGCCGGGTGCAAAGGGTGAGCCGGGCGACCGCGGCGAGCCCGGTCCGGCGGGGCCGGAAGGCTCGCCCGGCCGCGACGGCCGCGACGGCCTGCCGGGTATTCCTGGTGGGCCCGGCGACAAGGGTCTCGATGGAAAGAACGGCCGCGATGGCGTCGACGGCCTCGGTTTCGACGACCTCGAGGTGGTGCAGGATGGCCGCACGATCACGTTCCGCTGCAAGGGTGCCGACGGCCGCGAGCGCATCATCGGCAGCGCAACCTGGCCGGTCCCGATCTATCGCGGCGTCTACAAGGCCGGCTGCGACTACGTGCAGGGCGATGCCGTCACCTACAATGGTTCGGTATTCGTGGCGGTGGAGGCGGCGGCCTGCAAGCCAGAGGAAGGCAACGGCGGCTGGATGCTCGCGGTCAAGCGCGGTCGCGACGGCCGCGATGGCAAGCCCGGCGCCAAGGGCGAGCGCGGCGACGCCGGGGCGCCGGGCCGCGATCTCACGCAACTAGGTTTCGACGGTCGCAAATGGTGAGCTCATGGGATTAGTGCGCATCGAGGCGCCGTCGGTGCTGCCGATCACGGTCGAGCGCATGAAAGCACGGTTGCGCGTCGACCACGCTTTCGATGACACGCTGATCGAGGAGTTGATCGGCGAGGCCACCGACTACTGCGAAGGGCCGGAGGGGTTCCTCGCCCGCGCGCTGGTGACGCAGACCTGGGAATTGGTGCTCGACGAATTCCCCGACAACGAAATCCGTATCCCGTTGCCGCCGCTGCAGGAGGTTGTCAGCGTCACCTACGATGACGGCGATGGCATCGCGCAGGTACTCGACACTTCCGAATACACCGTCGACACATCCAATCAGGAAAGCGGCTATGGCTGGATCCTGCCGGTGAGCTCGGGCTCCTGGCCGAGCACGTTCGACGGTATCAATGCGGTGCGCATCCGTTTCGTCGCCGGCTATCCGGCCACCGACGATTCACCGCCGGACCTGCGCGGCAACATTCCCGGCTCGATCATCTCGGCGATCTCGCTTCTCGTCGGCAGCATGTACGAGCACCGCGAGGATATCGTCGTCGGCCAGGCGGCCAGCCGTATCCCGCGCAATGCTGAGGATCTGCTGCGCCGCAAGCGCATGCATCTCGGAATGGCATGATCAACCGCGCCGCCGAGCTCGGGCCGGCTAGGTTTTCATGGTGGCAGGACTGGCGCGGCGAGTGCGTCGCCATCGTCGCCTCGGGACCGTCGACCAGCAAGGCAGCGGTCGAGGCGCTGCGCGATCGTATTCACGTGATCGCCATAAAACAGAATGTCGAGCTCGCGCCGTGGGCGGAGGTCGTCTATGGCTGCGACGCGCCATGGTGGATATGGCGGAAGGGTTTGCCAGAATATCGCGGCATCAAGATCACCCAGGCGCGGCTGGCGAAATCACGCTATTCCGATCTCGTCTGCGTCGAGGTCAAGCACGTCGACAAGCTTCTGGTCGATGAGCCGGGCATCATCGGTTCCGGCGGCAATTCCGGATTCCAGGCGCTCAACCTCGCCGTGCAATTCGGCGCGACCGGCATCATGCTCATCGGTTTCGACTACCACGACAAGGGCGGCGTGCACTGGTATGGACGCAATCAGGCGCAGGGAATGAACAATCCGGGCGAGGTCAATTTTTCCCGCTGGCGCCGGGCGCTCGCCGCCATCGTGTCCGAGCTCGAGGCGCGCGGCATCGATGTCGTCAATGCCAGCAACGGCTCGAGCATAACCTGTCTGCGCAAGCGCGGCATCGACGAGACGTTTCGGCAATGGGGCTTGTGACCAGCTCGCCGCATCAATCGATCTGGATCGGTTTCGAGCCGCG